TCATCCTGACAAAGAAATACATTGGGATAGAGAAAAGAGCAAAGACGATCTTGATGCACTTATGCGACACCTAATGGAGAATGGTATGTATGATATTGATGGAGTAAGACACACAGCAAAAATAGCTTGGAGAGCATTAGCACATTTACAAAAAGAAATCGAGGCAGATAAGTTTCATAGCGAACAATGGAGAGTAGAACAATACAATCGCAATAGACATCCATCAGACCACATTATAGCAGGTACAGAATGAAACCAAAGAAATACACCACAATACAAAGAATAAAAAGATTAGAGAATATAGTAAGTCAAATCTATATGAGTGTAGAGGTAATTAAAAAACAATTAGAAAAAAAAGAAGAATTATGAAAACACATTTTTACTTAGGAGAAACAAAGCAATATACAAAGTTCAACATACTAAATCACAATAGAGAACTAAACAACACCAATTTAAAAAAAATAGAACAATCTATACTAGAAAACGGATTACAAGTTCCTATCATTATAGATGAAAGCTACAATATTATTGACGGACAACATAGATTCTATATCTTACAAAAAAATAAAATGGTTGTAAGCTATATAATGTCTAAAAGAGCAAACCCTCAAGACATTGACAAATACCAAGAAAGTAAGAAATGGACAGCTTGGGATTACTGTAACAAAAGAGCAAAGCTAGGGGATATATCTTGTCAAGAAGCTATGGAGATAGCAGATGAGTGGTATAAAGAAACTAAAGGTAAATTTGCTAAAATAAGAAGCGTAGAATTATTATTAGATGGTAAAGGAACATCTGGCATATATAACAAATTAAAATATGGAAAGTATCTAATAAATAAAGATTATGCTTTTGAGATATACGAACTATTACAAGTAATGAATGAGTTAGATATGGGAACACCTGCATACGGACAAAAAATAATAAGACCTATAAAGAAGCTATTTTACGAAAACAAAGGATTATCTAAAAGAGTTATAGAGCAAATGACCAAAGACTATTACATAAGGGCTTATTCAAATGAGAATGACCAATATGAATATTTAAAAGACATATATAACAAAACCAAAAGGAAGCTAAAATTATAATTTTTATCGTTATATAATTGATTAATCAATCTTTTTCAATTATGGATAAAAGAATACACAATGGAGGTAAGCGTAAGGGTGCAGGAAGAAAACCTAAGACAGAAGAAGTAAAACTAATAGAGAAACTTACACCACTTGAGCCTTTAGCATTTGAAGCTCTTAAAAAGGGTTTAGAGAAAGGCGACTTTAAATATGTACAACTATACTACAACTATGTAGCAGGTAAACCAAAAGAAACAAAGGACATACACATTAACGAAGATGTACCTTTATTTATTGATTAATGCAAATAACCAAAACCTCAGCACTAAACAAACTAAGAGAACTTGACAAAAGAGTTCGTATAATTCGAGGAGGATCATCAGCAGGTAAAACAATAGGTATCATAGCAATACTTATAGACTATGCAATCCGAAACAAAGGAAAAGAAATAAGCATAGTAGCAGAATCAATACCACACTTGCGTAGAGGTGCTTTAAAAGACTTCTTAAACATCTTAAAGGGGTTAAATAGGTATGATGATAGAAAGTTCAATAAGAGTACCTTAAAATACGAATTTAGCAATAGTAGTTACATAGAGTTCTTTAGTACAGACCAACCAGACAAACTAAGAGGCGCAAGAAGAACAGACTTATTTATAAACGAGTGTAACAATGTGAGCTTTGATTCCTACCAACAATTAGCTGTTAGAACATCAGGCAATATATGGCTTGACTACAATCCTGCTAATTTGTTTTGGGTAGACAAAGAACTAATAGGGCAGCAAGATGCGAACTTCATAACACTTACTTACAAAGACAATGACAGCCTACCTGAATCAATAGTCAAAGAAATAGAGAAAGCAAAAGAGAAAGCCAAGACCTCAACCTATTGGGCAAATTGGTGGAAAGTTTACGGACTAGGACAAATAGGTAGCTTAGAGGGTGTTTGTATTCCTGATTGGAAACCTATAGACAATATTCCTAATGAAGCTAGATTACTTTGCTCTGGTTTAGACTTTGGATATTCAGTAGACCCATCTACAATTATAAGATTATACAAATGGAATGATGCTTATATATTTGATGAGGTACTTTATCGAAAAGGTATGTTGAATAGAGATTTAAGTTATTTCATCAAACAAAACGAGATACGAGAAAACATCTATGCTGATAGTGCAGAGCCTAAATCTATTCAGGAGTTAAGAAACTACGGACACAAAGTATTTCCTGTATCAAAGGGTAGAGATTCTATAGTTTACGGAATCAACCTAATAAACCAAAACGAAATCTATATAACAACCCATTCTAAGAATCTAATAAGGGAGCTTCAAGGCTATGTGTGGGATAAAGACAAAGAGGGTAACAATCTACAAAAACCTACAGGCACACACCCTGATTGCATAGATGCTGCGAGATACGCTTTAATGATGCAGCTTAGAAACCCAAATAGAGGCAATTATGCAATACAATAAGTGTTAAAATTATGTTAAAGAAATGTTAAAGTTTATAGTGTTCTTCTCTGTTAGATAAAAATAATTAAAAAAAAGTTCTTAACAATAGTTGAAAAACTAAAATATAGCTGTATATTAGCTGTATAATTAAAAACAAAACATTATGAAAACTGTAAAACAAAACACAACTGAAGCTCAAAGAAGATTACTAGATAAAGTAATAATGGCTAATGGTTTATGTGACCAATTAACTCTAAGAATGTTAACTAAGAAAGAACAGAAATCTTTTTACAACTTAAGAAGTAAAGCTCTTTACATCTGTGCAGATGCTAATGGTAACTTAATCTTAAACGTTACTAGAATGATTACTGATACTGACTTTATAAAATATGTTGCATCTAAGAAATGGGATGTTCAATTAGAAAGAGAAGCAAGACTTGCAAAAGCTAGAAAGGAACAAAGAATTGTAAACTTATTAATTAGAACAATGGGTTTATCTGCTGCATCTAAGTACAAAGGTGTAAGTATATGGAATAGCATTTATACCTTTTACAATCAAAAAGAAAAAAGAGCTAGAACAGAAGAAAGTAAAAAAGCTGCAAGAAAAGAAAGAAATGAGTTTCTTGAATTATCTCGCTACATAGACCAAAATAAAACTTACGCTTATAGTTTAGATGTTCTTGACTTTGACTTATCAAACTTCAAAAGATAACAATAAAAACACAATATAAAGACCTCTACGAAAGTAGGGGTTTTTTTATGTTTTAAAAGTTTTATTTTTTACGTTATATATATATGAAAGTAGAGGTATATATCCCAGACACTTTAAGTGAGATTACTTTAGGTCAATATCAAAAGTATCTAAAGATTCAAGAAGATAATGAAGATGTGAACTTCTTAGCTATGAAAATGATAGAAATATTTTGTGGTTTAAGAGGCGATACAATACTATCTATGAAAGCTAACAGCATAAAAGACATAACAACAATACTGTCAGATATGTTTAACGAAAAGCCTCAGCTAGTAAAAGAGTTTAAGATGGGTGGTAAGACCTATGGCTTTATTCCTAAATTAGAGGACATGAGCTTTGGAGAATATATAGACTTAGATACTTACATAGGAGATATGTCAAATATACACCGAGCTATGGGAGTTCTTTACAGACCTATCAAACAAAGACACAAAGATAAATACATTATAGAAGATTATAAGGGCGAACAAACTGAAGTTATGAAAGGTATGCCAATGGATGCTGTACTTAGTTCTATAATTTTTTTTTATCATTTAGGGATGGACTTATCACAAGCTATGATGAGTTATTTGCAGGAGGAGGAGATGACCTTAGTTCAGCAGCAAATTTTGGAAGAAAGTGGGGATGGTATCAATCACTTTTCAGCCTCTCTCAAGGAGATATTAGAAGATTTGAGAATATCACTAAACTAAACATACATACCTGCCTTTATGCTTTAAGTTTTATGAAAGACAAAGCTGAAGCAGAGGCTAAACAAATGAAAAGTAAATTTAACAAATGAATCAAGGAGTAAGAGGCTATTATCAAATAACAGACACTATTAAGACTAACTTATTAGCAGATGAGAATGTTAATACAGTAACAACAGGCGATATATTCGACATAGACTTATCTAAGCAAACAATCTTTCCTCTAAGTCATATAATAGTAAACAACGTAACCATTCAGGAACAAGTCCTCAACTTCAACATAACAGTAATGTGCATGGATGTAGTAGACCAATCCAAAGATGAAGTAACAGACGTATTTAGAGGCAACAACAATGAGCAAGACATTCTAAACACACAACTAGCTGTAGCTAATAAATTAGTAGGACTACTAAGCAAAGGAACACTATATCAAAACAAATATCAATTAGATGGAGATGCTTCTTGCGAGTTCTTCTATGAAAGATTTGAGAATCAAATGGCAGGTGTAGCTTGTACATTTAATGTATTAATTAGTAACGATATAAACGTATGCAGTTAGAGGAGGTAGAGAAAATATTAAATAAGTTTGCTAAGTATGTTGTACAACAATCAAGAAGCAACCTAACTAGAAACAAAAAGAACTCTACTAAAAAACTATACGATAGTTTAGACTATAAAATAAATAGATATAGAGATAGTATTGATTTACTATTTAGCATGGAAGAATATGGTTTCTTTCAAGACTTGGGTGTTAGTGGTAAAAAAAACAAATATAACACTACATATAGTTATAAGTCCAAGATGCCTCCATCAAAAGCATTTAGTCAATGGGTAATTCGCAAAGGCTTAAAAGGTGTAAGAGATGAAAAAGGTAAGTTTATACCTAGAAAGACTTTACAGTATCTTATTGCAAGAAGTGTATTTAACAATGGAATCAAGCCTAGTTATTTTTTTACTAAGCCATTTCAAGCTGCATTTAAATATTTACCAAATGAATTAAGAGATGCTTTTATTTTTGACATTGAACAAGATGAGAAGTTTTTCCCTGCAAATATGAATAAGAATTAGTTATGGCAAATATATTATTAAGAAGTCCGTATTTTGTTACAGTTACTACAGGTGGTCATTTATCAGCACAAATGGCACTTACGATAGATGGTACTTTGCGTTATACGATACTTAAAAACGCAACAAGCAACAGAACAGTATTCGAGATAGCAACATTAGC